CCATCTCGTTTAGAAAGTGATAAGTCATTTGACTTAGGTAAGTCAGAAGAAATCAATAGAGACGAAATTAAATTTACAAAATTTGTAGGTCGTTTACGTAAAAAGTTTTCAGAACTTTTCCATGATATTTTAAGAACTCAATTAATTCTTAAAGGTATTATTACCCCAGAAGATTGGGAAGAAATGAAAGAGCATATTCAGTATGATTATATCTACGATAATCATTTTACTGAAAAAGCAGAACTGGATATGTTGAAATCAAAAATGGATGTATTAGATCAATTAGATCTATACGTTGGAAAATATTTCTCTCAAGATTATGTCATGCGTCAATTGCTTCAGTTTACTGAGCAAGAGATTGAAGAGATGAAAGAACAGATAAATAATGAAATTAAGGCAGGTCAAGTTATTGATCCTCTTGATCAAGTTGCTCAAGATAAACAAAATGCAGAACTTGATATGGAAACTAAAAAGGTTTCCCTTGATCAACTTAAAAATCCACCGCCTGCACCAAAACCAGCAGGTAACAAAAACACTAAATAACTATTGAGGTAATTATGGATACAATCGAAATTGTAGACAAGATCATGAAGGATCATCTTAGTGATGCATCTGACGCAGTGAAAGAAATTATCATGAATAAAGCAGCTGAAGTTCTTGCCCAAGAAAGGCAAAGAGTTGGAGCATCTTTATTCCAAGAACCAGAAAGTACACCAGAAGAAACGACAGATGAAACTGATCACGGAACAGATTGAAGAAATTGAAGTACTAGTAGAAGAGAATGGATCTTCAAAGACCCATTTTATTCAAGGTATCTTCTTACAATCAGATATCAAAAATCGCAATGGAAGAATTTATCCATTCGATGTTCTCGATAGAGAAGTTCAAAGATATAATGAACAGTATGTTACTAAAGGTCGTGCTTTAGGTGAGTTGGGTCATCCCGATGGTCCAACAGTAAATTTAGATAGAGTATCACATAAAATTGTTTCGCTTCAAAGTGAAGGTAAAAACTTCATTGGTAAAGCAAAACTTCTCGATACTCCTATGGGCAGAATTGCAAAAAATCTTGTTGATGAAGGTGTGAAACTTGGAGTTTCTTCTAGAGGTATTGGATCTCTTGAAGAACGAAGAGGTGCAAATTATGTACGCAACGATTTTATGCTTGCAACTGCTGCGGATATTGTAGCAGATCCATCCGCTCCTGATGCATTTGTTGAAGGAATTATGGAAGGTAAAGAGTGGATTTGGGATAATGGCGTTTTAAAAGAGCGTTATATCCAATCGATTAAGAACGAATTAGATGCCGCAACTCAGTTCAATCTTCAAGAAAGAAAGATTGCCGCATTTGAAAAATTCTTAAAAGGTTTATAAATTATAAATAAGTTTAGAATATAACCAGATTTTATATTTAAGGAGATAGCACATGTCAGCATCAGTTGACCAGAAATTTGAAACTTTCGTAGAAGAAACTCTTGAGGAAAAAGCGCCAACTGATGGTGCCAAAAAGGCAGACGGCATGGTTGCTGCTTCAATTCCTGCTCCTCAAGATACCGCAAAAGATAATCTTGGCGGTCCTACAAATCAAAACTACAAGCAGGATGACAATTCTGCAAAGATTGCCAACAAGGGTACATCAAAGGTTAGCGATGTCCAAACCAAGGGCGCAAAACCTGCAGATGCTGCACCTGGCAAACTCAAGGAAGAAGAGGAAGTTACTGATGAAGTAGTTTCCGAATCCCCTGAGTTTAGTGTTGAAGAGGATGTAAATGCTCTGATCGCTGGCGAAGAACTCTCTGAAGAGTTTAAAGAAAAAACCAAAGTCATCTTTGAAGCAGCTGTAAAAGCAAAGGTTGCTGAAAAAGAAAAGATGATGAAGAAAAAGTATGACGAAAAAATGTCAGAAGAGCTTGAGTCCGTCAAAGCAGAACTTGCTGAGAAAATGGACAAGTTCCTTTCCTACGTTGCAGAAGAGTGGAGAAAGGAAAACGAGCTTGCTATTACTCAAGGTATCAAACTTGAAGTAATGGAAAACTTCATGGCAGGCGTCAAAAATCTTTTTGAAGAAAATTATGTATCAATTCCTGAAGATAAATATGATGTGTTGGAAGAGATGACAAACAAATTAGATGAGATGGAATCCAAGCTCAATGAGCAAATTGAAACCAATATGTCACTCAACGGTAAAATTAATGCTTTCGTAAGAGAGTCGGCAATTACCGAAGTTTCCAAGGGTCTCGCTCAAACACAAGCAGAGAAGCTCGCTTCCCTCGCTGAAGGTATTGAGTTTGAATCCGAAGAATCCTTTAAGTCCAAACTGGAAACTATTAAGGAAAATTATTTCCCTAAAGCAAAGGTTGAACTGAAGGAAGACATTGCAACTGCAGAGGTTGCATCGCCCGTAGAGGGTCCAATGGCTGCCTATGTTCAGGCAATTTCCCGTTGGAAATAAATAATTATTAAACCACTTACTTAAAACCAAAAGGAGAAAACAAATGTTAGGCATGTCCCAACAACTCCAGGAAAAGTGGGCACCTGTTCTTGAGCACGGTGATCTTCCTAGAATTGAAGATAACTACAAGAAAGCTGTCACCTCTATCCTGTTAGAAAACCAAGAGCGTGTTATTCGTGAAGAGCGTATGCTCATGAACGAAGCACTGCCAACAGTTAATACCGATCCTAATGCAACTGGCGCTGCTGGTTTCTCAGGTGGTGCTGCTGCTGCTGGTCCTGTTGCAGGTTTCGACCCTGTAATGATCAGCCTGATCCGCCGTGCAATGCCAAACCTCGTTGCATACGATCTCGCAGGCGTTCAACCAATGAGCGGTCCTACTGGACTGATCTTCGCAATGCGTGCTCGCTACGATAGTCAAACTGGCGCTGAAGCATTCTTCAACGAAGTTAATCCTAACCAGTCAGGTACTGGTGGTGCTAACGACGTTTCTGGTGCTGGTCCTACTCTGACTGGTGACAACCCTGCAGTTCTGAACGATACCTACAGCGGTTCAAACGAGAACACCGTTCAGGGTTACTACACCAATGCTCATGGTATGAGCACTCAGGATTCTGAGAAACTGGATAGTGACGGCAATGCTCCTGACTTCCGTGAGATGGGCTTCAGCATCGAGAAGATCTCGGTAACCGCTAAGTCACGTGCTCTGAAGGCAGAATACAGCATCGAACTCGCACAAGACCTCCGTGCTATTCATGGTCTTGATGCTGAGTCAGAGCTGGCAAACATTCTGTCCAGCGAAATTCTCGCTGAGATCAACCGTGAAGTTGTCCGCACCATCTATAAGTCCGCTAAGCGTGGTGCTCAGCACGACACCGCTACTGCTGGTATCTTCGACCTCGACGTTGACTCCAACGGTCGTTGGTCTGTTGAGAAGTTCAAGGGTCTCCTCTTCCAGATCGAGCGTGATGCTAACGCAATCGCACGTGAAACTCGTAGAGGAAAGGGCAACATGATCATGTGCTCTGCTGACGTTGCTTCGGCACTCGCAATGGCAGGCGTACTTGATTATACCCCTGCTCTTGAGGGCAACAACCGCCTCCAAATCGACGAAACTGGCAATACCTTCGCTGGTGTTCTCAACGGTCGTTACAGAGTGTATATCGATCCATATGCAACCATCACCCGTGGTGGCACCAATGGTCAGTCAGGCAACCAGTACTACGTTGTAGGTTATAAGGGCACTTCTCCTTATGACGCTGGTATGTTCTATTGCCCATACGTTCCTCTGCAGATGGTACGTAGCGTTGGTCAGGATGACTTCCAGCCACGTATCGGATTCAAGACCCGTTATGGCATGGTTCTCAACCCATTCGCTAAGGGTTATGATTCGTATCTGTCGAATGCTGATCCTGCTGCTGCAGCAAACCTCTCCAGCAACGTATACTACAGACGTGTATCTGTTGCAAACCTCATGTGATTCATTCACAGAGTTTACGGGACCCCGAAAGGGGTCCTTTTTTTATGGAATAAATATCTAGTAATACTCTATTCTTTGAGATGTCAAATAATTGTAATAACAATTTTTTATCTCCAACAGGATTTAGATTAGATTTTCCAGGATTTGATCAAGTAGGATTTACTTGTACCGAAGCAACTCTCCCTGGAATTTCTATGGGAGGACCAACTCAAGCGACTCCTTTAAATGATTTTATGTTGACTGGAGATAAATTAAACTATCAAAATTTGGTAGTTAAATTTTTAATTGATGAAGATTTAACAAATTATTCAATGCTTCATAATTGGATGGTGGGTATTACTTATCCACAATATCTTAAACAATGGCAAGAACTTGCTGAATCTTTGAAGGCAAAAGATTTTACAGAAGCAAATAATTATGAACAACTTGATTGCGTATTATCAATTTTAAATAGTAACTATAATACTATTACAACTGTAAAATATGTAAGTGCGTTTCCAGTTGATTTAACTGGAGTAACATTTAGTACAGAACAAACTGATGTTGTCTATGCAACTGCAACCGCAACTTTTGCATACAACTATTATGAAATTCAAAATAAAAATGGAACGAGGATTACTTTATGAGTTTGCATGAAAAGATTATTGAAGAGTGGCGTGTCGATGCAGAAATGGGTGATGATTTATTTGAAGAGGCAAGGAGAATACCAGTTCTGCACTCCAAATGGTTAGACAAATATCTAAGAGTTCAATTATTAAAAGAAGAAAAAGATCTAGCATATAAAATTAAATACAAAGAAAAATATCATTTCTACATGGGCAGAGATGA